CACCACCTCGTCGCGACTGAGCGATTAGGCATTACACTGTCGAGCCTTATGTTATGGAACAAACGTGTGGCTTGTGCGATGTGATCCTGAAATAGTCCTCTGAACTTGTCACTCGCACCGGGATTAGTGCCGTCGTCTTCAAGTATATCCCAGCATGTACCTAGTATCATCAACTGCGGATCGAGCAATATCTCGTCGCCGTCTTCTTCAAAATCCTTCGGCTTCGTCCTATACGTCAGCCACACCTTGCCTGTCGTGATCTTTGGTGCGATGTAGAACATCTTGCTTCTATTAGCGACATTCCACACAACTGTCGGAGCTTGTATGTCACTAATGCGCGTGTTGAGAGGCAGGATGCCGAGTGGCTTGTTGCTGTGCTCATGCATCACACTGTGCAGATCACGCCAGTCATTCAGCTTATCTGTCAAATCGCCTGCAATGCTACCTGTTATACCATCAAGCACGTGTTCGTCTTGATATGTCGTATATTCAGGCCACCAGTATTCTCTAAATAGCACGTCGAATTTGTGTTGAACTGCTAACTGGATGCGTGGTTCGACGTAAATCTGTGCGTCTAGTCCTTCAACGAGGGATAATCTGTTCAGCACCTTCGTGACGACATCGCCAAATGTGGTCATGGTTTGTTCCACACCTTATATATAGCATGCAGACAGCCCTCACACCGATGACGATGTGAGGGCTAAGTCATTGAAGACGCTACACTTCTACGACTAGATCGCTGCTCTTGACGACTTTGTCGCTGCCGTCTTCCATGATGATCGTCACTTGGTCATCAAGCGTGTTCAATTGATAACCATCGTCACCTTGTCGCGATGACCTACGAGCGACGATCTTCTTGCCTTGAAACTCAGTCAGTTGCTTCGTCTGTACCTGCTTCGCTGCTGGTGCTTTTGGCTCAGGCGTGTCAGCAGGCTCCTGTGCCTTTGTCTCAGGGTTCTTGTATACAGCCATTGTTAGTGTCCTCCTCCTATACGGTGGTGTGTGCGCTGCCATGCAGATTGTTGCGATCTACTACGCACGTGAAGCGGTAGTAGCGGACGCCGTCAGGTGCTGCTGCCGGTGCATAGGTGCCACGTGGATCGCCGCTTGTGAGTGTCTGCACGTTCACACCAGCTACAAGCGTGCCTGCTGCTGCAGTGACATCACTCGTCAGTTCGCCGGAGATCGCAGTGTGCAGGATTTTGTAGGGCACACCGAGGATAGGACCAACACCAAAGGTGTAGGTAGATGCAATAGGCACGGCGAGATATGCCACATCCTTGTACATCTTCTTGCTGAGTACAGGTGTAGCACCTGCAAGCACGAGTGTCTCTCTGAGAGGCTGACCGAGGTAGTCGTAGCCGACAAGCGTAGCATTGCCAGTTGCACCAGCAAGACCCGCGATGGCGATCTGACGACCATAGCGTGACATGTTGAACTCAGTCTGATTGCCGATAGGAGCCACATTGCCTGCTGCAGCAATAACAACTCCGCTAGAGACGATAGTAGCACCCGCAGCGGCACATGCTGGGATGTCTACAGTAGTATGACCGTCGGTAGCAACATCGGCCGCGTACATGAGATCAGCAACGCGGTAGTTGACACGACGCATCGAAGGGACGGCGACTTGCACAGCCATAGTTATTTGTCCTTCTCTTCATCTTCGGGTTCTGTCTCGTCTTCTTCTTCGTCCTCATCTTCGTCTGCTGGCTTCGGCTTTGGATCAGGACCAGCTTTCTCGTTGAGGAGTTGAGAGACAAGCGACGGGTTCTGTGCAACAAGCTTCATCAACACGTCGAGTGCTTGCTGCTGATCTTGTGACAGTGCAGGATTGTTCTCCTGCATTGCAACTGGATTGTCATCACCACCAGCGACGACCATCGGCACGAGATTGCGATCCAGCTTCATACGTACTAGCTCGTCATGCGTGACGAAGATGCTGTCGTTGCGCAATGTGCGTACCATGTAACCGTCAATCTCGACTTTCTTCTGCACTGTGCGGAAGCCAAGATCGTCCTTGACAGCTACTGTCGTCATCAACTCACGTTTGAGTGGAGTGACGGTGTAGGCAGGCAGCACCTTCTGTCTCTCTTCCATTGAGAGAGACTGCATTGCGCTTGTCTGCTGGATAGCCATTCAATCCTCCTAGTCGTTCACTACAGCGTGGGTGCGATACTGCTTCCACGTGCAGAACTGACATTGAGTGATGACGCGCTGGCCGTAGCCGTCGATAGTCCACGGCGCTGTGAGATCGACGTTCTTCATGTTGTTGTCACCGAGGATATGCAGTCGCATATAGGTGTCATTGATGAAGTACGCACGATCAACAGGACAGCTCTCGTCGTAGATGATCGGCACACCGTTGTGACTGATGCCGTCGAAGCCAAGATCCATCATGCGCTTACCTGCTGAAGTGTTGGTAAGCGGAATGGTGATCTTGCTGCGCACTGCTGCGCGATAGATGCGGTACTGATTGCGTCCAGTGATGATCACCTTCGGCCGCTCAGTGCCCTGCTTCAGATCGAGCAGTACGTCGTCGTAGGCTTCTTCGATATTCGTTGCATTCAATGTGCCGAGGAAGTCATAGCTCGACGGACGCCACTGCACTTCCTGCGCACGATCTACGCCTGCGAGTGTGCCGACTGTAGGATCATCGGGGATGAGAAGAGCAAGTCCGTTAGGATCATTGCCGCCACCAGCACCGTAAAGATAAGCACTGAACTTCTCCTTGATTGAGAGTTCAAGAGCTTCGAGCTTGCCCTGCAACAGCTTCACTGCTGCTTGCTCGCCCTTGTTCTCGTCCTCTTCCTGATTGGAGATGATGACAGTACCAGCAACGCGTGACCAACGGTATTCAAGCTTGATGAACTCCTGCGTCTGTTGGACAGGGAGAGCATCATAGTAGGAATAGCTGGTGACAGTTGGATTGCGTCCGGTGAGTAGCGGATTGGTGATGTTATATCCGCTAGGCTCGTTCTCGATGCGATCACGTGCGAAGCACCATGCCATGAGTGCGTTACTCTGCATAGCTGCAACGATCAACTTCTTCCTGCTACGCTCAATCGTCGTAGCAAGGACGCTCTGAAGCACGGGCATTTGAATGTGGCCTTTCTAGCTAGCAAGCTAGCTACTTATTGTTGATCTCTGTGTAGACTGCGCGAGCAATTGCACCCCACGGCGCGTTGCTCTTGAAGTCTCCACGCTCAGTGCCACGTTCATGCGCTTCCATGTTGCCGTTACCGCGTGCGCCTGCTGGTGTGCTACGTTGACGTTGAGGCTGTCTGCTTCTTCCACCTTGCCCCTGCTGTATAGCGGCTATAACTTGAGGCCGCAAAGGCTGTGAGAAGTCCATACCACGTCTTTCTGCCCAGCTACGAAGTTCGAAGTACGCACGTTCAGGCGACAACTGTTGAGCTTCAACCAACTGGCTGATCTCGACGCCGTGAACATTGGCATGTTCGTGATGGAACAAGAAGTCTTCAAGCTGCTCGTTAGCTCGCTGATTGATGCGTTCACTACGTGCAGCTTGCTCTTCTCTCCGCTGTAGCGGGCCTAGTCTCTTATCAAGCTCGTTCTTTATCAGACTGGCATTGATATTCGGCACGCTATCTGTACCAAATATCTGCTCCATTGTCACGCCGTTTGCTAAGACACGAGAGACAATGTCACGAACGGTGTTGATTGGGTCTTGTTCAGCACGAGCACGTAACTCGATTGCTTCTTTCACATGTGCAGGGGTGAGGTTGGATGATCTCACCAAATCGCCAAGCTGTGAGAACTGCGTCATTGCTTGGAGTAGACGACGGTTCTCGCGATTGGCTACGTTAGCTGCATACTGCGCACGATTGAGATTGTAGGCTAGCTGTTTCTCACGGCGCGTGCCTGCTACGATGTTGCCTGCTTTGTCGAGTAGCTCTCCACGAGGGCCGCGCTTGGGCTTGTCATCGAATAGCTGACCACGGTCACGATAGCGTGGATCATTTGGGTCGCTGGTGTCGCGCTGTTGACCTTCATCACCGGCAGATTGCTGTTGACCGTCGTCTTGCTGACCTTCAGGCTGTTCTTGCTGTTCAACTGCACCTTCATCGTGCTGCTGTTCTTCTCCACCTGCGTCAGAAGGCACTTCTTTGATACCAAACGACTGACCTACTGCGCTTTCAAGCTCATTATCACCGGCCATGTGGGCCTCCTATGTTATCGCGTGATCTTGCCGCAGTCGATACAGCGCCAAAACGTCGATTTCTTGTCATAATCAATGTCACCAAAGCACCAACCTGACCAACAGCGCAAGCCCCACCAGTTGCGCCAATAGCGTAATGTCATGCCGCTGCGCTCTGCTGCATTTGTGCGATCATGTCAGTAGCAATATCAGCTACAGACTTACCGCGTGAGAGTTGAACACCTAGATTTTGCTTGATAGGTGGAGGTAGCTTGTCAATGATGACTGCAACCTGCTGTACAAGTTGCTGTATCTCATCGACAGTGAAGCCTTTCGCTGCCTGTGCGACCTTTTCAAGCGGATCACCACCTCTTCCTCCTCCTTGTCCACCTTGAGGACGCATTTGCTGCATCTGAGGACCGCCTGCACCTTGTGGAGGTCTTCCTGCACCGGCTGCTTGAGGAGGTGGCGCGCTTGGTTGAGGTTGTTGCGCCTGTTGTTCAGCTTGTATCGACTGCATTACACCTTTGTAGATCATCTCCCAGTCTTCTTGAGAGATAAGCACGTTGTCGAATGCTTGAGCCATGACTTTGAGAGCGACGACGATTGCCATGGGAGTAGCTTTAGTGAATTGACCGATAACTTGGGCGATTTGCATCGCTTGTTCTTTCTTAGCACGACTTGTAGGCTTGAGAGTAGAACCACCGACGACACGCGGCATGAACGTCGCTTTGATCTCATCCGATGTCATCCTCTTCCAGCTTTCTGCGAACTTCTCGCCTAGAATAGCTGCGACTTCGGGCTGTTCCATGTTTTGCAGGCATAGTTGGGCAGTTAGCCAGAGCACTAGACCTACACTCTCCTCGATTGCGTCCATTTTCTCATCAGCTCGAGTCTGTACCTGCGACTCGTAGCTCTCAATCGCACGATTGGTGGTGTTTGTCTTGTATTCTACACCACGCTGCACCGCTGCTACGCCAGAGAGACGGTCGATAGCTTCAATAGTTGGTTTCTTGTCAAAGAACTTCATCACTTCAGCACTAGGCGGCAGAAGTGGACCTACTACGTCACCAATCTTCTTACCTTCAGGCAAGTCAATGCCAAGTGCGTTCGTGCCTGTAGTACCTGTGATCATCTCTTCAATAAGTGACGCATCTTTGATCGCGTTCTTGTCATATACGATCTTGCCACTGGCGAATTTGCGTACCTTAGCCCATTCGTTGTTGATGACGTTAATATCATCCTGTTGATCGAGGTAGTACGTCACTTCACCCTTAGCGTACATCGTCATAGGGTCAGTGTGGAAGTCCATAGGCACGAATGGATAGAACTGGTCAAGGTGATAAGGATCGTCCCACACCCATAGAGGATAGCACCAGTCATTGCAGTTGTATAACTCAACGCGACGAGTGACGCGATCCCACACGTAGACGCATTTCGTCATTTGGGCACTTAAGAATGCCCGTTGATCTGTGTATCCGTACTTAGTGTGCTCGGCTGTGGAATAACTGAATAGCTGAAAATTGTCAGTCTGGCCTCTTTCTCCCTGATCAGGAGATATGCCAGCTTTAATGACGTGCGTAGGAGCAAAAACAGACTCCCACTCGTCGCTATCTGGCTTTTTTCTGCCGTAGCGCGCACGGATGTAAGCTGTGGAGATGAGATCTTCACACAATACCCAATTGCAGTCACCACTGAGGTCGAGATCAGTGGCTGCTGTGTCGATGATGATCTGATTAGGTCGTCGAACTTTGACCCAGGGTCCAGATGGGGTAAGGACATCAATTGTCATCTCCAGTGCTAGCAGCTTGCCTTCTAGCTCTTTTATGTCCTTTTGAGATTTAGCCTTCTCTAGTTCGATTGAGAGCTTTTCGACTTCTTCCAGTGCGGCCTCGCTCGATTGCTCACGGAGGGTATAGCCACACTCGAACCAGCCGATGTTTGTGAGGACAGTAGAGACGATGTTGCGCTTGACTTTGCGTTTGAGATTAAGTCCCGGTGCTGTTTTCTTCGACGCAAGAGTATTGACAAGTTTCTCCAGCACTCGTGCGAGTGGCTTGTCAACTTCATCCTCGACGGTGAACTCTGCGTCAGGGTTCTTCGTGAAAAGCATCGGCACCATGGAGGAGACGTTAGCGAAAACAATGTTCTCGGTTGATTGGAGTGGACCGTGGAGTGGAGTGCCTGCTGGTTGCGGCTCGTGCTCACCACCTCGTGCGTCGGATCGGGTGTGGTCATGACGGTAATACCTGTATGCTTCGTCCCATGCATCGACGTTCTTCTGCATTGCAGATAGGCCCTGCTGGTAGCGAGATTGCCACAAGGGACCACGGAATTTACTGACAGGTATCTTGCTCTCGCCTATCACTCTATATATAGGTGCATTCACATCTACGCCGTCAGGCGACTCCATGATGCCTTCATACGACGTGAATTGTGATTGCTCATCTACAGACGTTGCGTCTTGAGGACGCGGCATCGTCTGTGGATCGTTAGGGTCTTGTTCAGCCATAGC